TTGGCTTTGCCCAGGCGTTCTTCTTCCTTGCCATACTTGGTCAAGTTGTTCACACGCTTGGGGCTGCCTTTTTCCCAGCCTGGGCGCTCTTTGAATTCATACTTGAACTCACGCACACGTTCAATAATTTCATCACGTTCAGCACCAGCCAGCACTTTATTTAGAATTTCCAACAAGAAGTCTTGAATAACTTTGGGTGTGTCACTGCGCTTTAGATCCAGGCCAGTGGCTTTGGTCTTGCCAATGGCTCCATTCACATCCAGTCGTTTGTTTTCAATGTCAATGGCGTTGACAGCATAGCGTTTCTTGGTGATGAACAATCCACGGTCTGCCACTGTTTCACGTCCGGCCTTGATCAACTCGCCCATGTCTCTGGGGCAGTGAAACGCACGTTCCATAAACGCTGGGAATGAATCATTCACCTGGTCAGCAATTGAATCGTATAACTGAATACAGATTTCTTTTGACCATTCCATGCGGCCTTCGGCAACTTCTTGTTTGAGCACAGGCCATGCTGAGAAGTAGCATGAGTCTGTGTCTCCGTAGATTACTGCCCGGCCCACATGATCATACTCACCGGTGATGCATTCATTCAAGTGTGCATCCATGTGCTTGGCAATGCTTCGACCGGTAAGGGTTGTACTTTGGCCGATTCGCTTGTCAAAAAATCTACAACCAGGATTAAGAATAGCGCCATACAAACTGTTGAGGTTAATCTTTTTAACCAGCTGTCGTTTATCCCAGAAAGCAATCTCTTTGGCATCCTTGGCCTCCTTCTTTTTGGCCTGCATCTCTTTACGTTCAGCATACCAGCGTTCCAGCAAGCCTGGGATAACGCCTTTCTTTTCGTAAGTGAATATGGTACCATTTGCACTCAAGATCCAAGGTTGATTTGAGTCAAATAGCATGTACCAAATTTCAGCACCTGAGTGTACAGTTTCCTCACCACTCTGCCAGTCAATGGTGATCTCTGTGCCACGTTGCTGTTCCATAACTGCTGTGTATTCTAAACTGGCAAACACACCTTCCCATGCTGCCGCAAATGAATCACCCTTGGCCATTTTGTCTCGGATGTACCGGTCTGTCATTATGGGACGCAATTGCCCTATAATGGTTTCTGGTCCCATGTTCAACGCACGAATTGCTGACGGATACAATGAATTGATGTCCACTGAGCCAATCCATTCATGTAATCCTTTGCGAGGATATGCCACATAAGCACCTGCAGCCTGTGTGTCCTCGTCGGTGAGTCGTTGTTGGCGATTGGGCACCACCATGCCACGTTCATGTGCTTCATTGATGATAGCCTGTTCAGTCACGGCCACAGCACCCATTGTGGTGGCCAACAACACAGTGTTGGCATGTGCCAGTTCGCTGGCTAGTTCCAAGAAGCGTAATTTCTTGTCCAGTTTGTCCAGCAACAAGGTATCTTGCCGGTTGTATTCAATAAAGGTTCGGAAGTGTTGGTTGTACAACTGATCCAAGGTGCCTTCAAACTGTGTCTTGCGCTCACCCAGTTCGTATTCAGCAATGGCATCCAGGCTGTAACTGTGCCGCTCTTCATAAGTGTACTTGCGATACAGTTGCATATAGTCCATATGCACACGACCCACCAAGTCGTATGTTTCATTTTCAGCACCAAAGCGTTCAAACACACGTTTCTTGGGAAACTGCCCCCACAAACAAAATCTGCGTGTGTCGTCTTTGCTGAGCACTCGAGTTATACGATTTACTGTGTAGGGTATGTCATAGCCTTCCGAATTCCAGCCACTCAAGATGTCTGCATCTTCGATCAGATCCAGGAACATCTTCAGCATTTCTGTTTCTGATTCAAACAACAAACAATTTTCAAACTCTGCACAGATCTCACGAGCAGTCTCAGGACTCATGTGGCGTGGTGCCACCACAAGTGTGACCAGTTGCTCCAACCAATTCAGATAGACCGATATGGCAGTGATGGGATTGAAAGGATCTGTCACAGGCGAGAACCCACGCACTGGATCAAACGCAACCTCAATGTCAAAAAAGGCTGTGTGTAGTGTAGGGGCGTCTTGATCTTTGTAGTTTTCTTCAAAGCACCGGAAGATGGGATTTATGTCCGATTCATAGATTTGTCGCCCGCTTTGTGCTCGAACTTCCTTGCGAAACTCTTTGTTGTTGCGTGTGCTGAACCTTGACACAGGTGTGCCATAGATGCTTTGAAACTTGCCTCTAGGGTCATCAAAATAGAACACATAATTAGCAGGGTACTCTCTGTACTGCCTTCGGCCTTCGCGGCGTTCTACCACGTGAATGCGATCGTGCTCACGATCAAATAGTGCGTCTACGTAACTCATTTGTCTCCGTTTGTGGCCGGTCTAGCCTTGCTACATGTTCGTGACGTGAACGACTCGTTGCTGTTCGAAACAATATTTATAATGTCTTACCCACAGTTTCAAGAATTGTTTCCAACAGTTCTTGATCTTGTTTGGTCTTGCCAAACTCGGCCTTGTGTGCCACGCGAATGGCTTTTTTCAACACAGCCGGTTTGATTTCCAACTCTTCTGCAATGGCCTTGATGGTGTCAGTCAAGCCGCCTTGCAAGGTATCAATCTCGTGCATGACCTGCATGCCTTCGTTGATTATCGCTGTCAACTTCAATTTCTGATCGCCGTTGAATGTTTTGGTTTCCATGTATACTCCTAAAACACTAGTATAGCACAAAAATTTGAGTTGTCAAGAGATAAATCCCCTGTTCAAGTAAAAAGGTAGCGAATCCGTTTACTTCGGTCGGGGATACCGACTCGGTCCTAAGGCTGAGTTCTTAACGTCCAGATTTCATGCGTTTGTACACAGTCATTCCAGGATCAAAACTTCGACTCCAGGTCAACGACTCTGCCACTGTGGCAAGGTTTTTTTGTCTACCAGTCCAAGTGGGTGTTGTAGTAGTAGTAGTAGTTGTTGGTGTGGTCGTTGAGGTTTTGGCTTTGGCTTTGCGTTTGGTAGGAGCATTTTGTATTTCCAGTTGTTTGATAAACGTCAACAGTTGTTTGGCATCATCAGCAGTCATACCACCAATAGCTTGTTGCAATTCGTCCATGGTCAATGCACCTCCACCCACGTGTTTTTGTCCAGCGGCATAACCTTTTCTAGCAGCATTTTTCATGCCTGCCACTCCACCTGCTACTGCACCCGCACCAGTGGCCACAGCGCCAGGCACAGCGGCTGCAAATTGACCGGCTTTTTTCACATAAGGTTTGGCTGTTTTATAAGCACTTTTGGCCATGTCAGCCGCACTAGCAGCAGCACCTTTGACTGCACTGGCTGCACCGGATGCAGCACTTCTAATTCCACTAGTGGCATTTTTTAATCGATCACCAGTGCCGCGCCACACATCTCCAAACGCTACTTCAGACAATTCAGATTCATTTGTTGCTCGTGCTCGTGCTTGTAAAATTTTCTTGATAATTTGCAGTTCTTTAGCATTCATGGCCTGCAATGTATTCAGCACTTTGGGATCACGTGCCATGCTGGGTGCTGTGGGATTGACTTCATAACTTCTGTCTGGAGCAGCGATTGTGGAAGGTGCTACCGATGTACCGCCAGCAGCCGGTTGATCAGTGCCAATGGCTGCAATGTAATCTTGTTGTTGTTTTGACAATGCTGGACCTGATGCGCCACCTTGTGTTTGTGCAGATTTGAGTTTGGCAGTGAGATCGGCCATTTGCGTTTGATAGTTGCGCTCTACTGTTCTAATTTGTTGTTGAATGGCTGCAGGAGAATTTTCAGCACCACTGTCAGCAGCAATATCATCGGCTTGATTACCAAAGTCGCTGGGAACATAGGGCCGTCCAGTGGCTGGATTTATTTCTCCAGTGCCTGTGGACAATTCTTTGCCTTGGCTGGTGTCGCCATATGCTGCACCGGGCACATCAGATCGAGGGTTTGAACCGTCATCTGCAGCACCACCAATGCCTTTGACTGCGCCACGATAACCTTTTTTAACAGCACGACCAATGCCTTGTGGCACACCAGCCACTGCGCCAACTGTTTTGCCCACACCACCAAGCACGCCACCAATGCCACGACCAATTTGGTCCAAGCTGATCTCATCCAATTGTGATTCTGTTATCTCTTTGGTACGCATGTTGTTTTGTCTTTCTTTGTGTTCATTCAATCCTTGTATCACACGTTGGATTTGTCGGAGTTTCTGATAGTTCTGCTCAGCATCGCGAGCAGCATAGTAGGCCTGCCCGTCGGCCATTTCGTAGTCAGGATCTCGGTTGAGTTCGGCTCGACGAACCAGTTCATCAATGTTGGGATACTTTGCTGTCAAGTCACGACGTTGCTTTTCCAAATCCGCAGGAGCCGCAGGCGGAGGAGTGTACCGCTTGCCCCAGTTTTCTGGCTTTTGCACTTCTTTGCCGTCTTTGCTGATGTAAGCCGTGGGGAATTTTTTCTGTGCCATGGCTGCCATGTCGTCAGCCATGTTTTCCGCTACGC